TTTCTTGCGAGTACCCGATGCTCGCGTCTTTCGAGTTGTCTTAGTAGCCTGTGTCATTCATCTACTCCTTATCCCGCAGCTTGATCTCTGCGCATTTTTTGTTTCGCGTATTCTTGTAAAGATACTCCTAACTTGTTAGCAGTCTCTACTTCCGATTTTGTCAATGTGACTTTCTGTTTGCCACTGGGGGAAGTACGCGTTCCTCCCGCAACTACCTGTACTTTTTTCGCTGTCTTATCTGCTTTAAATCTTTCAGGAAACTCTGTCCTAATTCTAGCATCAAGTTCACTATAGTATTCATCAGGATCAGCATCAGGATATACTCCTTCTTCTATTAACTCCTTATGTATTACCATTGCAGCTTGTGTCATAATCTTTGAACTTTGATCATTACCACCAAACCACGAGTTTCTTTTTTGCCATTGAACAGCTCTCCTATCTGGAACAGGAGCTTTAGCCTCTGATTCTTTAGCAGTTTCTTCAGCAGAAACTTTTTTAGTTGTGGAAGCTCTACCAGCTCTATCTTCATATTGCTTTACAATTAAGGCTTCAGCTTTTATAGAAGCTAATTTATCTGTTGCTTCTATTTCTCTATCTACATCACCTTGTGCTTTAGCATCTTTTAAAGTAGCTAGTACTTCTTTT